CACTTTAGCTGGTATTAATAATAATGGGTATGACCTTGATTTTGCCCCTCGTGGTGCTTTCCCTGTTTCAGTTGTAGTTCAACATTTTATTGCTGGTGTCTTAACTGATGCTTCAGTTGTATCAACTGCCGTCACTGATACTTGGAAGATAATTATTACTGGAACTTTTACTGAGCCATTTTTAGCACTTAGCCCGTTCATTAATTGTGAGCCCGACAATCAAGCCGGTTTAGTAGGTGTAAATAATATGTCATTCGTTCTTAACGTTGATAATACTTGCAAACGTTTATTATCTACTGCAAACACTCAAATATTAAATGGTGCTTTAGTTCCTGCATATATCAATCCTCTTGGCGGTGTCACCCTTGGTTCTCCAACTCAAGCCGTCGGGTTTGCTAATACAAGATTATTATTTAACTTCTTATCACTTCAACCTTCTCAATATGCAAAAATTAGCACCAAAAATATAGTCCCTTATTTAGATTATCCAAGATATTTAACTACTTTTACCAACTCAAATCCCATTGGTGCTGGTTTAGAGGACTCAATTACATCTCAAAATATCCAATTGAATCAAGTTCCTGATTTAATTATTATATGTGCAAGAATCCCAATGAGTAGCCAAAATATTGCTAATAGTTCATCATTCTTACAAATTAACGGAATTTCAGTAAATTTCAATAATAGTTCTGGTCTCCTTGCATCTGCAACAAGAAATGATTTGTATAATATCAGTTATAAAAATGGTTCTGCTCAATCTTATTACGAATTTGGCGGTGATGCATTAGCAAATTTAAATCCTCCTGCCGTTGGTGGTGGTGCTGGTCAATTTTTACCAACAACCGGCTCTTTATTAGTTCTTAATCCTTGCTACGATTTTTCATTACCTGATTATTTAAGTTCTTCTTCTCTTGGTCAATACCAATTACAATTTAACTTAAAAGTTAGAAATCAATTCGGATATAGTATTGTTCCTGAACTTTGTATCATCACTGTTAATAGTGGTATTTTTGCTACTCAACAGGGCACATCACAAATATTTACTGGGATTTTAACCAAACAAATGGTATTAACTACTAAAGAACAAAATCCTATTCCTCACCTTGAATCAGATGAATATAAACGTTTAGTAGGTGGAAAAATGATAAATAGAGGTATGAGCGGTTTATATAACTTTGTTAAACATCGTAGAAAAATAGGCAATAAAGGAGAAGCTGACCCCGTTTCTGGTGGTCATTCATCTGGCGGTCATTCATCTGGTGGTCATTCATCTGGTGGAGCATCTTCCGGTGGAGCAATGCGAAGATTAGCCAAACATTTAGCTTAGTTCCTTTAGGAACGTATAACCCTAAAGGGGATAAATTATTATTTAATATTTAAATTTTCTTTTAATTTATTTTTACAAATTAAAAAAAAATATATAATATATTTTTTATCTATTATATATTATATATATAAAATGGACTTATATTACGATACTATAGCCCGTAATTTACACGCTAAACAATTAGATATGATTCATCATATTCCTCAACCTGTAATGTTCGGTGGAAAAAGAACAAGAAATTTCGTTTTAGCTGGTAATACTGATTTTAACCCTTCTACTCTTGCTGTTGGTTATTCTGGCGGTTCAATGTTAGATGCAATGTATAATGAATCTGATGATTTAGCATCTGAATCATTAAATGGTTCTGGTATATTTGGTAAAAAATTTGATAGAGGATTAAAAAAATTAATTGGTAAAAAAGCCGTTAAATCACTTTATCACGTATTAGACAAAGAAGTTAAACCATTAGTTAATAAAGGTTTAGATATGGGTGTTGATGTATTAGGAACTGCTCAACCTGAATTAATCCCTGCTTTAGAAATAGGCAAAAAAATGGCTAAAGGATATATTGATAAACCAACTGCATATCAAAAAAATCCTTCTAAAATGTTAATAAAAGATTTAAACCCCGTTGGACTTGCTAAAGATTATATTAGAGGTGAAATTGAAAGTAAATTAATGCCAAGTGCTCCCGCTCCTAATGTTGGGTCTGGTAGAAAACGTGGAAGACCTAAAGGAAGCACTAAAAAAGGTAAAGCATCAGATAATGCTTATTTAGATTCATTATTATCTACATTAAAATCTAGTGTATCATCTAAAATTGAACCTGTTAAAAAAGGAAGAGGAAGACCAAGAAAAGGCGGGGCGATGTTGTCATCTCAAACTGAACAATTAATAATGCCTTCTTATCCTAAATCTTTGATGAAAGTTCAAGGAAAATTTAAAGGTGGTGCGATACTTTTAGGTGCTGATGGTCATGGTGTTCGTGGGAAAGTTCCTCCTGCTAGGCTAGGAGGTGCTAGAAGTGTAAGAGCTGAAATCGTAAAAAAAGTAATGTCTCAAAAAGGTCTAAGTATGTGCGATGCCTCAAAATATGTCAAACAAAATAATCTTTATTAAGAAAATCTTGTATGTTTCTAATTTGTTATAATAAAAAGGAAACTTAACAGATTTTAAAAAATAAAATAAAATAATATAATTTTATTAGAATTATATTTTTTTATATCTCACTATTATATATATATAATGCCGTTATTAAGTGATAAAGCAAATATGGAGTATAACCCCGACTCAGTTTTTGGAACATCTCAAAAATTACGAACAATAGCACTTAAAAATTTAGAAAATAGTGCAGAAAATGCTGATATAGCAAATTCTAAAAGACCAATAGATATTAAAGAATTTTACGAAGATTTTTTGAGTGAATTAGTAGGGATATCATCTCAACAAAGTGCATTGAAAAGTCTTGTATCTTCTTTAATTGATAGTCTTAAACTTTTTAAAAATGCAAACCCCGATGAATTAGAACCAGAAGAAAGAGCAGAATGGTTAAGATGGAATGACAGAGGAGATGTTGAAGGAATAATTAGGCTTCTTGCAAACAATCCACAATTTAAAATAAAAGATTCAATATTAGGTAAAACCAAACAAGAGGGGACATTAGAAGGAAGAGGAAGAGGAAGAAAGAAAATAGTTGGTAAATATCTACCTAGATTTACAGATAGATTCACAGGAAGACCAGAACCTAATAGTTGGGTTGTTGCTAATGTAAATGGACAAAAAATGACCGGTGGAAGTGGAAAAGGTAAAAAAGGTGATTCAAACATTTTTAGTAAAAAAGGTGATTCAAATGCTAAAAGTGTTTCGACTGCTTCAAGGGCTTCAAGTTTAAGTGATGCAAGTTCATCACATTTTTCACAACCTAGTAGAAGAGGAACAAGACCCTTTGATATGTTAGGAGAAGTTGGCGATGCTGATTCTGATTTTGGTTTATCATCAGTTGGAACTAATCCAAGTAGTGCATCTTCAACATGGGAAACTATAGGAACTAATTCAATTTATAGAGGAAGAGCAGGAGGAGACCCTTCAGATGAAGACCCCTCAGATTCAGATGATTCATCAGATTCAGACCTTACTGAATCATCTAGAGGAACAGATGCATATTCAGGTGAGCCAGCCCCAGATGCAAATAATCAAGATGCTGAAGAAATAGCAGAAGATGAATTTGATTATTGGGATGAGGAAGGATTAGATGATGTTAGAAATACAGGTATTAAACAAAATCCTTTGTTATATGTTATAACAAAATTAATTTCATTAGTATCAAGAGCAAATATATTATTTAATGCTAGAATTAAGAAAAATATTAATTATTTTGATAGATTAGATGTTCAAGATATGGCTGAAAAAGTTGAAAAAGTAATTGAACAATCTAATAATATCGGATTAGATATAGTAAGTTTATATTTAGATAATGGTTTTGAAATAGCAAATCAATACAGAAATGCATTAGATAAATTATATTTAGATGTAGCTATAGCCGTAAAATCATATGCACAAAAAGCACAATCAGGCGGTTCTATTAGTGGAGGCAGTTTAAAAAAATTAAGTTTTCAAGAATTTTATAAAAATTGTCCTACAAAATATCTCTTATAAATATATATATGAATAGTTTCAGTGAAAGAAAAATTGAAGATTTTAATAAAAATATTAGTAAAATTTTTAATTTAATGTCTATAAATGGTAAATATACAGTTATTGGTTCATCTAGTTTGAGAAAGATAAAATATAATTCTGATTTTGATTTAAATGAAATTGATAAATTCGGTTCATCAGAACACGTTTTATTTAATGTTTGGAAAATGTTCTGTGATAAATTCAAAATTGCTAAAGAAGATGAAAATATATTTATTACTGATTTCAAATGTGGAGAAGATGTAAGCGGTGAAGCTTTAAGATGGAATTATAAAGATATGATTAATGGTTATCAAAAAGTAAAAGGTAAAACTTACTATATGATTGATTGTTTGACTCAAAAAGCAACTATTAAATTAGATGTAATAGCTTATATAAATGGAGCATTTACAGAATATAGTGATAATTATTTTTTTAAATTTGGTAAAGAAGGTAATTTTAATTTTTCAGATTTAACAAGAGATAATATTTTAGAAAGTATTAAAAATAGTTATAGTGAAGAAATAGATGAAAAAAATTATTATAAAGCATTAAAACGTTCATTTGCTTATTATTTAATGAAAAATGGAACAACTAGAAAATTAGATGCATTAAGTGAGTTTTTTAATTCTGATGTTGGAATTATCAACAAAGCAAGAGCAGATATTGATGTGTTAATTTTGGTGCTGGAACAAGAATTTAGAAAACCAAAAATAGAAAATGTAAAAAACAACTTACAAATAATTAAACAAAATCTAAGTTATAATACTGAATATGATTTAGGTAATGTATCAAGACGAATAGACGATGTTTGTAGAGTATCAAATATTTTAGAAATTAAGAAGAGACTAGAAAATTTAAGTTCTGATATATCTGATATTGTAAATAAAGCCGGATTAAATTATTTAGAAAAAAATAAAAATCTAATTATTTAGTATAGATAAATATGGCATTAAATTTTGAAAATCAAGGTGTTCCATTGGCGTATATTAAAAATTCTAAAAGTAAAAAAACCCCTGTCATTTCAGTTTGTGAGAAAATCGAAGAAGTAAGAAAACCATTTAATGAATTTAATTTAAATGAAGAAACACCTGAACAATATCAATTAATTCCAAATATGGAAAAAGAAAGAGAAGTTGTTTATATAACTGGTCAATCTGGTTCTGGTAAATCTTGGTTTTGTAAATCATTTTGTGATGAATACAAACGAGCATATCCAAAACGTGATATATATTTGTTTTCTAGTCTTAAAGGAGATTTAGGAAGTATTGACCAAATTAAAGGTGGAGTTAAAAGGATTAAATTAGAAAAAGATTTATTAACTGAAGACATCACCGCTGAAGACTTCAAAAACTCAATGGTTATTTTTGATGATGTTGATTGTTTAACTGATAAATTAATGAAAAACAAAGTTCAAGGAATATTAAACTCAATCTTAGAAACTGGACGACATTTCAATGTCTCGTGTTGTTATACATCACATTTACCTTGTAAAGGAAATGAAACAAAAACTATTTTAAATGAAGCACATCATATAGTTTTCTTCCCCGCTACTCTTGGGGGTCGTTCATTAAAATATTTACTTGATTCTTATCTTGGATTAGATAAACAACAAATTAGAAAAATTAAGAAATTAAAATCTCGTTGGGTTTGCATCAGTAAAACATTCCCACAAGTATGTTTAAGTGAAAAAGAATGTTTTTTAACTAAATCAGTAGAATAATGAAAATCTGTTAAGTTTCAATTTTGTTATATATAATTTGAAACTTGCAAGATTTGAAAAATTTCTTTAAATAGTCTAAAAATTTAAAAAAGTATTTAAAAATATATATATATATATAAGTATGGAGAATATAAATATTGATAAAATTGAAGAACTTAGAAAAGTTAGACAAGGTTTTTACGAACAATTAGATATGTTAAGTCTAAGATGGTTAGATACAAGAGATGAATCAAAGACTGAATATGATAAACTACTCAGATTAGATACTTACTGTCCTAATTTGATTAGAAAATCAAATAAATCATATGGTTCAAAATTAGGACAAATAACAAGAAAAATTAGAAAAATTGAGTTTGAAATTGGTATATTAACATCAATGATAGATGGAATGATTAATGGGGCGTGGCTTTTCAATTAAATTTTAATTAAAATAACTATATTTTTAATTAAAATCAACTATAATTTTCTTTTCTTTTTCTTCTTTTAATGATATTATTTTTAAATCTTGTATAGGTATAAAAATATGTTCTTTTTCATCTGCTTTTATTTGAGCCCTTGAAAACTTTTTCTTTGGGTATTTCTTAAATGTTTCAGGATTATATTCTATATAAGCAATGCAATCAGTAAAATTAAAAAGTAATATTTGTTTTCTACTTTCATCAACTATTTTATTAGCTGTTATCATTGTATCAGGATATTTATTTAGTGTGTTTGTTCTACTTTTCAATTCGTATATTGTTTCACTATCAAAAAAATCATATTTTGACCATTTATTTGTTGATTGTTCTATATCTCTTTTAAAAAACTCTTTAATAATTGGAAGAACTTCTTTCTCCTCTTGAATACCATATTGAAAACTATTTTCAAAATGAACCATTTTTGTATATATATATTATATTAGATTTTATTTTCGAAAAATCTAAACTATTTATTTTTATTTAAATTTTTTTTCTAATTTAATTGTATATAAATAATGTTGAAAAGAAAAGAAGCAGTTATAAATTATTATAAGAAAATGTTAGACCAGATGATTAGCGATGTTGATTTTAAGAGGTGGTTAGGTGAAGGATGCAAAATTAAAAAGTATTCAGAACTAAAAGATTATACTACAATTTACGATTTACTACCTAATGAAAAAGATTTTGTTATCATATTAACTGAAGAAAAGAAAAATCAGGGTCATTGGTGCTGTCTATTACGTAATAAAGACAAATTTGAATGGTTTGATTCTTACGGTGTAAAACCTGATGGAGAACTTAAATTTATTCCTTTAATGGTTCGTCGTTGGTTGGGTCAAGATGAATATGATTTATCGAGATTATTAGAACCAGTAAAATATGAATATAATAAAAAGAAATTACAAAATTTACAAGATGGTATAAATACATGTGGTAAATGGTGTATAGCTAGAATTTTAATGTTCCAAACAGGTCATACATTAGATGAGTTTTTAGAAAAATGTAAAGAAAAGAAAGATGAAACCGGAAAACCATATGATATATTAGTTTGTGATTGGATAAAAGGAGCTTAAATTTCATTTTTTTCTAATTTAACATATTGGTTTTCAATAGTTGATGCACTTGTTCCCATCGCTTTTGCATCTTTCTGAAGTTCATTTAAATTATCTGAATATTTTGATGTAAGATATATATTTCTTAACATTGAAGAACCTATTTTTTTAGTAAATATTTTATTTAATATTCTTGTTATACTATTTTTAGTTTCAAATTGAATATTATTTGCATCTACTAAGAACGGAAAAGAACATCCTTTTTTCTTTAGTTGTTTAAATTCTGGATGGAATTTCAAAAACTTGATAATAACACTATATAATTCTTCAGAAATATCAGTAGTTTGGGTAGAATAGGTTTTATTCGTCTTGTAGTTGTTAAAATGAAACTTTTTATTATCTAAATCAAGATAGTTAAATGCCTTATCCATTTCAGGAGTATAACCTCTAACAACTAACATATTTTGAAAATCGAGGTTTCTTCGTGGTGGTTGTAAAGTGTATAAACTCAATATCATATGTTGTAAAAGTAAATTATATTCATCTGAAGTAATCTTTTTCTTTTCTAAAATAGGTTTGACTTTTTCAGATAAATCATCATATATTTTTTTTACTTCATCTTGACTAATCCAATTTTCTTTTTGAGTTTCAGATTTATCATTATTAGTTTTTAAATCTTTGTTATATTCCATTAAAAGATTATAATAATGTTCATATATTTTCTTTAATTTTGGTTCTTGTTTTAGAAGTGAAACAATAGAAATTAAATATGTTCTTTGAGTATTTTTTTTATAATCTTTAATTTTCTCTAATATCTTCTTATCATCTTTTAAAAAATTAAAGTTTTTGATTTCATTACCATCATTAAGTCTTTTTAAATTGTTAAAATAAAGATTAAGAGATGATTCTCCAATTCCCTTATTTTTTAGATTTTCAAATATTTTACTATCCATTATATATAATATAATCTACATATTTTTTTTTAAAAATCTAAACTTTTTTTATTTTTTTATAATTATTTTATATCTCAATAGTATATATAAATGAGTTATTCAAATTATAGTTTAAATAATCGTGTTTCATATCTAGAATACGAAATAGGACAATTAACACCTATTCCAGTTGGTGGATACGTGCCAGTTAATGGAAATTCAACAATCAACAACGTGAAGACCTTTACAACATGCCCGAAAACTGCCGTTGTTCCGGTTGCCAACGATGACATTTGCAACAAATTATATGTCGATGGTGCTGTTGGTTCTATTCCTACTTTATCTCAAGTTCTTGTTTCTAATAATAGTGCTGGTTCTACATCAATAAATATGAATACTAATGCTATTTCTGCTATTTCAACCGCAACCGCTCAAAATATAACTGTAAATAATATAACCCTTAATTCGAATGCTCTTTCTGTTAATAATACTGTTAATAATGGATTACTATATACTGAAAGTTATAATCAAAGAACCGCAGTTAATGGCGAATCTATAAGAGAAAGTTTTTACGCTAAAAATAGTGTTGGAACAAAAAAAGAATATGCGAGAATATCAGTTGATTCTACTTCTACTACTTCAACAGCAGAAAGAGGAACTATAAATTTAGAAGTTGGTGTTGGTAGTTCTTTAATACCTTTTTTATCTTGTAATGCTAATTTAAATAGAGTTAATATTAATAGAAGTTTAAATATGAATAGTAATGGTATTGATAGTGTCCCTCAAATAACAACACCATCTTTTAATAAATATGGTGTAAATTCTGTAAATTTTTATTCTTCTTCAACTGGTAGTATTCCACCTACTACTCCTGAGAATAATTATAAACTTACAATGATTAATGAAGGCGTTCCCGATGCATTAACACCATTAAGTTCGTCTTTTCCTTCTACTTGGGGCAATATTACGGCATCTATTCAAAATTTTAATGGTTTAACATATGTAGGGACTAATCAAGGTAATATTTATTATTCAAATGATGGTATTACTTGGACTGATGTAGGTTTTAGTTTAGACGGACAAATTAATACAATGGTAATTTATAATACTGAATTAGTTATTGGTGGAACTTTTACTAAAAATTTGTCTTCTGGTGTATTTAGTTATTATATTTGTAGAATAAATACATCAAATTTTTTCATACCTTATCTTTGGGCGAATTATCCTAACCCCGTAGGTGGATTTAATAATTTTGTAAGATGCTTATTTGCTGGTTCAAATGGTTATTTATATGTTGGTGGTGAATTTACTAATGAAGTTAATGGTGGTTTAAATATGAATTATATTGCTATGGTAGATACAGGTCAAAATTTATATTGTTGTGATAATTCTTTTGGAACTGGATATGGTTTTAACGCTCGTGTTAATTTTATTATTGAAAATGGTAATGCACCAAATAGAATTGTAATTGGTGGTGATTTTACATCAATGAATTTAAATTCTGGAAGTTTTACAACCAACTACAACGCCGTATGGGAAACTTCTGGATATGACACTACTCTGAATCCTTATCAGGTTGTAGCATTAAATAATTCAGCAGTGTGTGCTACTTTTAATGGTAATTCTATTTATATAGGTGGTAATTTTTCTGGGGGTTTTTACGGTAATTTCTTATTAAATATTGAATGGGATAATGTTAGTGCGTATGTAGAAGTAGCAAATCCATATGGTGCGAATCCTTCAAATCCTCTCAATAATATAGTGCAAAATGGGGGGATATTTTGGACTACATTAGCAGGTGAAATATATAAAGATAATGTTTTATTAGCATCTGTTCCATTTGGTGGTTCTTTGTGGTCTGCTATAATTCATACAATATGGACTCAGGTTTTATATTCAACTGATTCAGCATCTCAAAATCCTATAATAGCATATTATATAGATACAAGCGATTTAATAACACTAACAATGGTAGGTGGATATACAATCCAATATTCTACTTCAACCTTTTCTAATGGTATAATTTTATATGGTTCTGGTTCTGTGGTTGAAATGATATTTAATAGTCCTAATAATAAATTTTATATAACGACATTATTAGGTGCTACACCATTTTAATGTGAATTAGTAGGTGTATCTATTTTTTTTAATTCAATTTCATCAATTTTTTCTTCCATTTCTATATCTCTTGTTATTTTTAGACAACAAATATTTATTTCTTTACATTTGGATTTATAACAAAGTTTTAATAATGCAATTATAAAACCTATCATCGAAGATACAAAAAATCCCCAAAATACTTCTGACATCATATTATATTAATAGCTTAGAAAAAAACGTTTAGATTTAATTTAAAATGATTTAGAGAAATATTTTCTATACTATATTAATATGGAAATACAAATATCACCTGCTGAGAAATTTTACGCTTTACATTTAAAAAATGTTAGTAATTATCAAAAAAAATATCCTGAAAAATGTAGAGAGAAGAACAAAAGATATTTTAACAATGTAAAAGAAAATAGTCCTGAAAAGTATAAAGAGATGTTAGAAAAAAAGAAAGAGTATTATTTAAGTTTTGTAAAACCAAAAAGAGATTTACAAAAGGAAGAAAGAAAAAGTTTATTAAATTTAGAAATGTTTGAAAATTAAATATTTAAATTAAATTTTTATCTAATTTAAATGTATATATGTCTGTAAATAGTGCAATTGGTTTATTTGGTGGTAATAATGCCCCTGTTTCTATTCCTATAATTTCTATTGATACTGATTATCCTCAAAATGTTGCATCTGGTGATACTGTAAATGTTGTTACAAATTACATTGTCCCTCAAGGTTCATTTTTATTAAATGGTTTTATAAATATTGATGGTGATGCAAATGCTATAACTAATTGTGATGCATTAGTTGAAATTGGTGGAGTTCCTATTCAAACTGTTGAAGGTGGAAATGGTTCATCTCTTTCTACTATTCCTTTTTCTGGTCTTTTAATTGTTTCAGATGGAACTGCTTCACTTGATATTACAATTACTGCAATTATTGCAAGTGCTGGGGATTGGGATGTTGGAATTAGTGGAACAAATCAAGCAAAAATATATTTATTACAAATAGGAGCTTAGAATATAAATATTTAAATTTAAATTTTTATCTAATTTAAATGTATATATAATGTCTGTAAATTCTGCTATTGGGTTATTTTCAAGTCCTAATATTCCTGTTCCTTATCCATCTCCTACAATTACTAGTCAAGTCGGAACAATTCTCCCATGGGTTGTCGTAGCAAATGCTACTCAAGATACTACACTCGTAAGTAATGCTCCTATTGGTTTTTATACTCTTACATGGCAAGGTCAATTAATAAATACAACTGGATGCAGTGCATCACTTTTTTCAATGGGTGTTTATCAAGGCAATCCTGTTGCAGTCATTCCTACTAAATTTCCTGTTATTAATTTAACAAATATTGATAGTAATTTAAGTCCTGCTTTTTATTATACTGGTGGCTCTGTCAGTTTCTATAATGCTATAGTTCAAGATATTGGATGGTTTAGAACTGCATCATCTGATTTTGTTGATGGTGGAAGTGGTGCTACATGGAATATCAACTCATACACCTTAATAAAACAAAATTATACCCTCTAGACTCATCTAATTTATCAAATCTGG